ACTATATTGAGATATTTCTTGTAAATCTTCTTTAGTAATTGATTGGTCTATCTTATATAACTCAGTAATAGGTACTGTTTTAATTTCTCCCCAATAAAAACAATCTTTAAAAAACGGATCCTCAGTATAGCTATAAACAACATTAGCAGGGTCCACATAAGAAACTTTAACACCTGACCCCTGTAAGAACTCGTGTTTAGCGACACCTATACCAAGTACAGTCGCGTCATAATCAATTCTTTTTCTTATATCGTAATAATTGTTTTCTTCAAAAATTGTGTTAATAGCCTCTTCTTCAGCTATTTCAATAGCAGGCTTATAGTTGAGCTGCATATATAAATTCAATTCATCATCATTATTCGGAAGCTCATTAGGGTCCATAATAAATGGATTAACTCCTGAAAGCTCTTGAATTTGAGAAAGTATTTCTTTACCGGCCACTTGAGACTCAAGCATTTCTTGATACTTATTTCTTTTAGATTGAGACATAGCATCTTGTGCGTATGCTTTTACCTTAAATAGTCTATCGCACATTCCGTTAACGACAACATCAACAAACTTAGGTATAATAGGCACAGGTGTCCAATCTAAGTTTAGATAAGATAAATCTCCATCTATTGCTAATTCATTTTTATATTTAGCTACAGATTGCTCTCCTCTTGCGTAAAGTCTTAATTTGTTAAATTCTGCCCATTGGCTGTAATACCTGCAAGATGTTCCGTCTTTTCTGAACCACTCATATTGAATAGCTTGCCCAACTTGTAAACCAAATTGAGAAGACGCTTTTTCCGAATCAGAAGCTAACTGAGTTGGAAATGCTGACGATGTAATATCTATTGTTATGTTTTTCATCTAATTAATTGACTGTTAGTTCCATCATTTGAATACCTTGCGAAGTTAAGAATAATTTTTGAATCTTTTTTCTCAGGTAGATACAAATGCTTTTGATTAGCCATAATAGCCAATCCAGAGCTAATTGAAGCGTCAAATTTAGTTCTGTCATTTATATCAAACCTCGCCCAATCCTCTAATGTTCTTATAAAAGGCATATTTCCAATCTCATCAGGATCTCTATATATGCCCCCCATATCGAATCCAATATATTTTTCAATATAAGATTCAATAGCAGATGCGTGAGACTGCTTAACATCTTCAGAAGAGTTTGGTATTCCACCAAGTTCGCGTTCTGTTTTTGTAAGTTTATTGTATTGTTTGTCAGGTCTGTTTAGCGAAAACCCTCTATACCCTCTGTTTTTGAAATGATATAAAAGTCTTGGCTTATTGTTCTCTATAAGAATAGGCATACCATAAAAAACACAAGCCATAAGAACGTCTTCAAAAAATATCTCAGCGGTTTGAGGTCTAGCTATGTATTCTAAAAAGAACTCATTAGAAGGAGCCTCGTCCATATTAAATTTTGTCAATCCATGAAGAGAACCATTCGATCCTCTACCGCCAACTACGGCAGAAATATCATAAGGGTCGCAACCGAATGACCCTATATGTTCATTTCCAGGATATTTAATACCTCCTCTTATATGAACGTTATTTTGCAAATGCTTTGCAGGCGTCCAACTAACTAAGAACCTGCCCCTGTTATCAGGAGTAAATATAACCTTAGTATCTTTCATTCCGTCTAACCAATGAAACGAACCTCTTGTCGTGTAGTGCTCTTTAATTAAACTGTCGTTATAATCTATCTGTTGGTATATCTTTGTAAGGTTGAATAAAGATTGTTTACTCTCATCTCTAAAAGCGTGAGATTCTGTTCTTGGAAACTGACGATAAAACTCATTAAGTGCATCAGCATCATTCTTTAACGAATCAACCTCTGCCTCCCAATAATCAATAGCTCCATTTTTTATCCAAGAATTATCAACTCCCATTATTAGTTCCTTTGGTTTATAGAATACAGGCATACCATATTTATCAATAAAACCTTCCATATTCCACTCCATAGGAATAAATAATGAATATAGCCCTGATTTAGTTTGTCCATTGGCATTTCTAATTGTAACATTAGAATCCTCATACATATCCTTGTAGTTTTGACCACCTTTTGATAAAGCATTTGAGGTTGAACCCATCATACACTTCCCAATAATCTTAGAACCTAATCGAAGACACGTTTTAGTTACTCGCCAATTCTCTTTAATATTGTTTGGCTTAGTCCATTTACCACTCTCATCGTGAGCTAAAAATAAAAGTTTTTCCCCGTCATACGAGTTATCTTCTGTATTCTTCCAATCTATTGATGTATCTAATCCCTGTATTATTTCAGCCTCTGAATCATACATATTTTTCTTTGTAATCTTAGAAGCAGGCACTCTAAACGCTAATTCTGTTTTAGGTTTATCCATACCGTCCATAATAGGTTTAAAGAAAAATGGCAGTCTGCTATTTATAGGAACAACTTTGTCTGTAAACATTTTTTTAGCATCCGCTCCTGTCTTAGACAATATACCAATTCGGGAGTCTCTTGCAAGAGTACCAATATTTATAGCCTCTGAAGAAGACATAAAAGAAAAACCTGAACGTCTGATTTTTAGATATATCATTCCGAAACATCTCTCATCAGCTTTGCAGGCTTCCCAAAATAACCAATAAATTCTATTTGCTTCACGAAAGTCAGGATAACCAACGTCAATACTTGACCATTGAAGATACATATAGTGAGAACCTGTTATGTAGGTTTTTACCCCATTATTCATAAACCAAGTCCCCTGTTCTCTAAAATCGAACTCCTGTTCAATGTAATCTACCCATCTGTTTTTAAATTCAGAAGGCGTTTCATTCCATTGGAATATTGATTGTATTCTTTCTAAAGATTTAGGCAATGGTTGTCTTTCCCAATATTGCTCAGCTTTAGCTTTGTCTCTTTGGAAACATTTTTCAGGAGCAAGTGGTATTGCTATGTAGACACCTGAAATATTTATCACATCTCCGATTTGTCCTGTTTTAGAAATAACTACTACATTGTATTGCTCATTATAACCATATAGCCAAGACTTATTTCTATTTTTATTAGAAATAACTGCCTTAGGTATATAGTCATTGACTACAGTGTATAAATTATCTTGACCTTCTTTCAGCAAACCCTTGTTTTGTATCAATTATATTTCCTCCTTTTTCAGACAGCTCTATACTCTCTTTCTCAGCTTCAATTCTATTTAGAATTTCAAACGCATCAAATATAGCTAATTTCTTCGTTGCTGCTGCATTTTTTAGCTTATCAGCAGCCAAGTCATCTCCTTCGCTATTTGGGTCCAATATGGAATCCTCAGCAACCTTGATTAGTTCTTCTACAGCTTTATGTCCTGCTGCTATGATTTTCAGCTTTATATCTTTTGTGCTCATATACTATCTGTAAAACATTACATAAACCATTCTTCCTTCTTTCCAACCTGTGTTTGGATACTTACTATGAAAATAATTCGATGGATACATAACCGCTCTATTAGGTCTATAACCAACTACAGAGTGTAAATCCCAATTATCTAAAATATTAGCTTCTTCTAAAAGAAATCTATTAGCTTCCTCGTCAGAAGTATCTAAAGGCATTTCATACCCAACTTCTTTATGTTTCCAAAATGCAGTACCGTGAAGACCTTCTTTTGTTGATTCAGATATATATAATACTAAAGCTCTCTCAGGTCTAATATCCCCTACTTTTGAATCAGCGTGTATTCTCCAATCAGTATCTAACTCTTCTGTTGCTACTCTAAAGAAACCTAACAAACACTCTCTCTTGACACCATCTATTTCACTTAATTTATCAAGAACTAAGTTATCAAATTCCTCATTAGTATATTGGACCCAAAAAGGTTTATCTCCAACTTCTACTCTGATAAATTCATTCTCAGATAAGTGTTTATAAACAGATTCGTAAATTTCTTCTTCTAAAAAATTATCTACAACATTTATCATATCTTCATTGTTATTTGATGGTCATACATTCTATACATCTTTTCTCCTTCGATAGTAAATTCATATTCGCTATCAGGCTTAAAACATACAAGGTCTCCTGAGTTTATTCCTTGACTAATCAAGTATTCGTTTGGATACACCATCTTAGCCATAAGAGGTTCTTCTTTGAATGGTTTTTTTATATACGATTCAATTGCTGGAATTGGCTTTACAAAACAATATCTATCGTATGCAAACCACTTGTCTTTCTTGTTATACATAAAGAATTGGTCAGTCTCAATAAAGAACAAATCGTCTTTAAAAAAACTTTTTCCGCTCTTTTGACGACCTCGCATATCATTATAAAACTTAAAAGCGTTATGATGAACAAGTAAGGTGTCTCCTATTTCTATAGGACCGGTATAGCCTAAAGGTAATTCTACAACTTCAGCGTATCGGTTAGAATATCTATAGTCCTCTTCTGAGGTACTAAGTATAAATTCCACTCCAGCTATGTCTTTTGTGTTGTCGTATCTTTTACCTTTTTTTGGCTTTGCAATAAAGTAAAAAGGAGATTTCATTAAAAATTTATATTATATTCGATTGAAATTGGAACTGTAAAGGTAAACTCTTTCCACAAAACTACCTCTTTTTTTTCGTTAATAATGTAAATTAATATGTCTCTTGTGTTTGGAATCCTCTTAATAAGATGAACCTCATTTGAGTCTCCAAGTACTTTTTGACCAATTATATAGTGCATTGCGCCACTTTTATAGTCAGGTCCAATTGATATTTTTCTTATATCCATAAATTAAAGAATAAATGTTATAAACAATAAAGATGCCGAAATCCCTCCCCACGCTCCTGCAAAAACATCGTTCCAATCAAATACAGCTCTCCCTCTATCTTCAAGATAACTTTCTCTAATAAGATTACCTGTATACACTAAGAACCAACCTGCTACTAAAGCTATTAGAATTATTGGATAGAATGACATAAGAGCAAGAACAATACCTAGAGTTAGAAAAAAATGCAAATAATACCTATTCTTTATGAAATTATTTCCAAATATTCTTGGAGGACTGACTAAGAAGTTAATTGCGTTTTTTACTAAATTTTTAAATGCTGTTGATTTCATAGTGTAATTGAATTTGATTGTATAAATATTTGATTAACCTCTGTATCAGAAAGCCCTAGATATGATTGAAGAAATCCAATTGTAGCAGAGTGTCTGTCAATGGAGTTTCCGTAATTCCAAATGTAATTAGCTGCTGTTTTTTGAGGCTCCGGCAATGTTTCCAACGCTGCAGAAACAGACTGCTCAAGATTCATTTGAGAGAGAATAAACCTAAGTTTCCATAAAGCCACTTCAGAAGGTATATCAACAGCATTATAGTTATCGACATCTTCATCAGTAGCTCCTTCATATATCTCAAGTGTCTGTAAATTTATAAATGGTTTAATAAAGCCATCTGTAGAAACAAAATCTATTTCCATTTCATTTTCTCCAAGTTCAACTTGTATAGCTGTTCCAAAAAGAACTTCTCCTGTGTTTTTATTTATAATCAATTTCATTATTGCATATTTTTAAAATTCTCTTAAAAAAGAATATTGATGAAAAATATTGTCAGTAGAAACATTTAACTGTGCTGTAACAATCCAATAGTATCCGTTTGTTGGATTGTATGAATAATCCTGTTTAATTGCTGTAGTAGTAGTTGATGTAGGACTGGATGCTGTAATTGATATACCAGATAATAAATTATTTTTTAATAACATATATCTATCTAACTGCAAAAAACCTGTGTTAGCGCTAATAGTAAATACAGCAATATTGGTTGCTCCAACCAGACTATTACTTGTATTAACATAAACTCTGTAACTAGCTATACCTGTTCTCACGTTTCTGTAAATCATACTATTAAAATACACAATGCTATCATTTGTAAGACTATTGGCTGGTGCAAAGTTAGATGATATAACAGTTTCTATTGACGTACCTGTTACAGAATTGTTTATAGTATTTAGAAATATATTTTGGGGTTTATTCTCCCAAATATTTAAGGTTGAATTGTAAACTAATCTATCATTGTTCTGTGGAGATGTAATCTTTACGTTATGT